CGTAAAACAGGTCTGCGTTCCCGCCGCTTTCAGGCGGGAACAGGTTACAGTCGAATGTTATGCCACCGGCCGTCACAATAGACGTTCCCTTCCAGATAGAGCGTATAGAAGTCGGTGGAGATTATCCGCAGACACAGCGAGGAGTCCTTGCGAAAATCCTCGGTCAGCGTCATAAAGAGCAGGGGCGGGAACCGTTCCCGCGAAAGGTAGCGTCCCGTAATTTCAGCATCCGCAGGGTGGTAGTCATAGACGTGGAAATGCAGAAACAGCCAGCGGACGATCCGGCGGCGCGTGTCAGCGCTCCGGCTCGACAGCCGGAAGCGATGGACATACAGGTTGCGTATGAAATATTCCGGAAAGGGTATCATTCCCGATTCGGAATCGTTTTGAAAAAGGTTCAGCATTTCGGTCTGTAGCGGTTATCTGAAAGGGCCAGGAAGTCGTCGAGCGTACAGGGGCCGTAATCGAGCGATACCTTTTCCTGAATCGTGCCCGTTTCGTAGCGGAAACTGTAGCAGAGACCGTTACGCTCGATAGATCCTCTGTCCCGATCTTTGTTCCACTTGACATCCGGGAGTTTGTTCAACCGCGATCGATGGGCGGAGATATGGGCATTGCGTTCTCGATCGAGGTGTTCCAGGTCGTGCCATATCTTAGTCAGGTAGTCCACCCAAATATTGACCTTACGCTCGGAAAGGACACCGATGCGGTGCGGTGCCGGATATTTATCCCGGATATGAGCCTGCATATGAAGATCTATGTGCTTGAAATTCGAGGTGTCGATGTCGATCGCATAGGTCGGTTTGGGAAAATACTGCTTATTGATCCGAAAGAGGATTCCGTTGCGTCGGAAACAGATACGGCTCTGTTCGAACGAGCAGTATTCCGTATTTTCATTATAGAAAACGCCGTACAACAGTTCCGCATCGGGAATAGTGGGCAGAACTTCCTCTAACAAGCCTTGTGCCCTCTGTATCTCCGAAGTAGTTCGATAGTCGGGAGTAAGCGTCAAGCGTGTAAAGCTCTTCTGGTCCATCCAGCATATCATCGCGCAGACACCCGCGTACGGCAGGATTCGATTTCCCGTACATGATCGTTCAGAGGAAGTGTTTCCATAATGCGACAGTTCTCGGCCGCTATGCCGAGCAGCACTGCAAGCTTCATACAGGCGGCAGCTTGTGTACGCGCCGCAACGCGGAAGAGATACATGGCGTAGCCTTCCGCCGAAATCCGATAGATGTTCATGGTTCGAAACAATTTGGTGAATATTCTTATTGTATCGCCAGACCGAATGTCCTGCATGGTCGGACGACGGGGCGGAAACTGCGGCAGGCGGCCCGTGCGACTTTTCCGCGTGCGATACCGTTCGAAGAAGGGAAGATCGTGCGCGGAAAAGGCGATAAGGGGCTGTGAGCCTGCCGCTAACTTGCCCCGCGTCCGACCGGGACGATCCTGTATCATGCATAAAAAAGCGGGCAAAGATTCCGACAGCAGCCGATTTTGCCTATATTTGTTTCATAACGACCAAATATAAATTGATATGGAAAAATTACTCGAACAGATCAACGATCGCATCGCAGCATTTCAGAAGGATGCATATCTTCAGTGGTTCAAAGGCAACAAGGCCGCCGGACGGAGGGCTCGCAAAGCCGCATTGGAGTTAATGGCGCTGCTCAAAGAGTTCCGCAAGGCATCCCTCGAAGCGGGCCGGTAGATCGGATATATGGTATTTGTCTATACCTCCTTTCTTCCTGCTGTCGTTTCGTCGCTTTTACGAAATCGGAGAAAAAGACCGGCCGCAAACGGCCGGTCTTGACAAGCTGAGATACAACGCGAATCACAGGCGTTGGCCCGTCGCATCGAAGCGGGGCGCTTTCGAGAGCCTGTACCGGATCTTATGGCGCACGAGACGTTCGGCGAGGAGTACCAGATCGTAGAGGCTGTACATCATCTGCCGCTGGAAAACTTTCGCCTTGATCTGTCGTTTCAGGCGGTGCTCGTCCAACTCGTCGCGCGTAATGCCGAGCACTTCGCACACGCCCTCGGCTGACAGGTACATCGGACGGTCGCTGTGACCGCAGAGATATTCGAAAGCCAGAAGCCCCTTGCCGAGAATGTAATAGCTGCGCAGAAGACGTTCGAACTCCTCTTCCCCGATCAGCAGATACTTCGTTTCATTGGGATTGTTCGGTCGCTCCATAATCACTGTTCCATTGACTGTTCGGGATGTTTGAGGTTTTCTCTCTCCAAACGGGAGAGGTAGTCATAGATCTCCGTCTGAAAGTACAAGCGCCGGCGGCCCACGTTGAACCCGACGAGTTCTTTGCGCTCACGAAGGCGTTGCACCTGACGGGCACTCAGGTGCAGCACCGAGCAAACCTCGTTGAACTCCAGAACCGGTGTCCCGAAAAGCACGTTGCGGTGGCGTCTCAAAAATTGAAGGTCCACGGAAATCGTCTTGACCATTGCATGAATTTCCGCAAGGCGGAGTTTGTCATCTTTATCCATAATCGAGATAGTTGGTTACGGTGCAAAGGTGACAACTTCCGACTGATATTCTTTGTAACTTACACTGTTACTTACATGAAATTTCCTTGCGGTGGATGATTTAATCCATGATTACGCTATACTGCGAATTTACCGCCCAGCCGGGATTCGACACGATCGATCGCATCCTCGATCATTATCGGCGTAGTCTGCGCATAGATCTGTGTCGTGGTGATCTGTTTATGTCCCAGCATCTTGGAAACTGTTGACAAAGGAATACCCTGTGAAAGGCAGAGTGTCGTGGCAAACGTATGACGCGCTGCATGAAAGGTTATGTGCCGTGAGATACCGCACTGTTTGGTAATACGACGCAAGGAGCAATTGATACTGCTAAGTTTCGGCATATCGAATGCAAGCGGTGACGGAGCTGTTCCGCGATATTTTTCCAGAAGACGCAAAGCTGCGGGGAGAAATTTGACCATATATTCTCCTCCCGTCTTGCAACGGTTGCCGTGTATCCACAGGTGCCCCTTGGTGTCCGGTATGATTTGTTCACAGGTCAGATAGCGCATGTCTTTGTAGCAGATTCCCGTAAAACAGGAAAAGAGAAACAGGTCGCGGTGGTATTCGTGTTTGGCACTCTTCAATCGTGTCGTCTGAAAAATCCGCAGTTCCTTCTCGCTGAGAAAAGTTCTCGGTTCCTTCGGAGCGGAATAACTGTAGGAAGCGAACGGATTACGCGGCATAAGACCGTTGTTGAACGAAATTCTCACCACGTTGTTCAAACAATCTATGTAGCGGCATGCGCTGCCCGCCTTCAAATGGCAGACAGTTTTCAAATAGACGTGGTATTGCTCGATGAACGACTGTTCCAATTCGAGCAGCGGAATATCGTGGAGGTTGTACTCGTATTTCAGAAAGGCTCGGAGATGACCCAGCACCGCCCGATAGCGCCACCAGGTACTTTCCGAGCGATCTACGCCGATACGTTTGAAAAGATCATTCGTGTAATGTTCGAAAACATCCACAAGAGTCCGGTATCGTTCGCCCATACCCAGCCAGGCATTCTTGACCTTTTCAGCCGTGACGTAGGCATCGTGATCGCAAATCGACTGATAGTGTTTGCCGATCTGGATGCGGATATTGTCCAGATGGCGGTTGATGCGTTCCGACTCGATGCTTTTGCCTTTGGCTCGGCCGCCTTTAACCTCCCACAGTTGTTCCGGAACGTTGATCTTGGCACTGAACTGTGAAATCGTGCCGTTGATCGTGATGCGGCCCATAATCGGATAGACTGCACGCGGGGTATTCTTTGTTCGTTTGAGGTAGAACAAAACCTTGAAAGTACTGCGCATAAACTCTGCTTTTTTAAGTTGGACAAAAATAATTTCGGCAGAGTCGTCCGACAAGATGAATATAAACGTAATAGGCTGTAAATAACCGTTGTATGTAACCGCAGGCATCCCAAAACGAGGTAATGATTTGGAAACGCAACTCTCGGTTATTTATGCAGAATGATTCACATTCTCTCGATATTTCAATACCGATATGATGAATAAAAATCTGAAGATCAGTTATTATACTTTGATTTGCTTTTTATAGATAGCCGTTGTACTTTTGTGCTTAAAAGTTCCGAGACATACAGGTCTTGAAACCGATTGATCGCCTTTATCAGTTCGGGGGTGAGTTCCTCGTCATTGGTCGCCCTGTGTTGTAGCCACTTGCCGAAACCGATGAACACCTCGATCGCATCGACGACGCTCGCCTTTTTGTCGAGCTTCTCTATTGTCGCCGCCAGTTTGGAAAGTTTATCACAGGCTCCGGCTACTTTCTCGGCATCCCGTTCTTCGTTGAGCTTTTCAACCTCGTTGCTTATTGCCCGCAGCAGGTTGTTTACGATTTCGGGGCGTGTGACGCTTTGGGCAGCTCTGCGTTTGTCCCACGCTTCCTCTGCCACCCACCTGTTTATGGTCTGTTTTGAAACGCCGACTTTCTCGGCGATGATGTTCTGCTGTTCGCCCGACATGTAGAGCACGCGGGCAAATTCCTTTTTCTCCTCGGAGACCTTATTTGCCATTCATAAGATGCGGTTTAATTGGTTCGTGCTCCCGAACGGGAGTTTTCCACGATGCAAAATTCGGTGACTGCCCCGTGAAAATAAAAAAGGTTGCAAACTATTTACACTCTTTTTGTTAGGGCGTTGCAAACCCCGCAAATTTGCATCGTTCAACATCGCGGAGTAGAGCAGTTGGCAGCTCGTGAGGTTCATTCCCTCAAGGTCGCAGGTTCGATTCCTGCCTCCGCAACAATATCGCGGGATAGAGCAGTTGGCAGCTCGCGAGGTTCATTCCCTCGAGGTCGGCGGTTCGAGTCCGCCTCCCGCTACAAAAACCCTTTTTAGAAGTATGACCGACGGGGACGGTGGAGCCCTTAAAAGAAAAATGCCGTCCCCTATTTTTTGACGAATGGCAAAAGACTTTATCATCAACACGAGCGGACTTAACAGCTACGGCACCCGTGTCCTTACCCCGGGAATCGACCTCACGCAGTACAAGCGCAACCCGGTACTCCTCTACATGCACACGCGCGGTTTCGACGGCAAGAGCACTCCGATCGGGCGCGTCGAGAATATCCGCGTCGAGGGCGACGAGTTGCGGGGTACCCCCGTGTTCGACATGAAAGACCCGTTTGCGGCGGAGATCGCCCGCAAGTGGGAGGAGGATTTTATCCGCATGTGTTCGGCGGGGCTGGAGCCCGTCGAGTTGAGCACGGCGACCGAGTACCTGTTGCCGGGACAATCCCGTGCAACGGTCGTGCGCTCGAAGCTCGTCGAGGTCTCCATTGCGGACATCGGTTCCAACGACGACGCCCTGCAATTATACGAGCCGAGCGGTAAAATCCTGCGGCTGGCATCGGGCGCGGACAGCGAGATCGTCCCGCTCCTCAAAAACGCACACTCCCCGGCGGCGGAGCCTGCCCCGGAAGAGAACAACGGTAACAATCAAACCCTTTTTTCGATGAACAAAATCCTACTGACCCTCGGGTTGCCCGCAACGGCTACCGAGGACGACGCGGTAAACGCGATCACCAAGTTGCAGGGCGACGTCGCCCGTATCGAGACGCTCGAACTCTCCCGCATCGAGGCGGCGGTCGATGCTGCTATCGAGGCAAGAAAGACGACCGCCGACAAGCGCGACCACCTTATCACGCTGGGTAAAAAGGCAGGTTTCGACGTCCTGCAATCGACTATCGCCATGCTGACCCCGGTACAGAAGCCGACACAGCTTATCAACCCGGCGGGCGGAGCGGCTTCGAGCGCGAGCGTCGAGCTGGCATACTCGGAAATGTCCGACGAGCAGCTCCGTAAGCTCGAAAAAGAGAACCCGGAGAAGTTCATGCAACTTTTCAAAGCCGAGTTCGGCTATGTCCCCAAGATCGACAAGTAACACTCAAAACCTTTCTAACAGAATGAAAAAGTTTCTTTTTGCCCTTATGGGCTTTATCTGCGCGATTTCCGTGAATTGCGCCGCCGGAGCTGTCGGAGCCTCCGCGCTCGGGGTTCAGCCCGTGTACGGTGTGCTGGCGGTGAACGGCGTCTCTTTCCTGTCCGGGCTGTGCGGCGGTTTCATGCCCTCGGGGGCTGCCTGCGCCGGACTTTACACCGAGGCGTGGACGGGCTTTATGATTAAAGCGTTCCGCACCGATCCCGAGGGGCTGGGCTGGTACAGCAAAATCCGCTCGTTCGACCAGTATGTCGAAAAAGACGTGATCCATTTCGTGAATATCGGCGGCGATCCTACCGTACTGGTGAACAATACCTCGTACCCGCTGGAGATCGAGGAACTGGAGGACGGCGACAAGGCTGTGACGCTCGACAAGTATCAGACCAAGCCGACGCGCATCACCGACGACGAGCTGTATTCGCTCTCTTACGACAAAAAGGCGACGGTTATCGAACGCCACAAGGAGGCTATTTCGGAGAAGAAATACTCCCGAGCCATTCACGCGATCGCCCCGAACGAAAACAGCACGGCAACTCCCGTGATCCTCACGAGCGGCGAGGCGTCCGAGGGTCGCAAGATTATGACGCGCAAGGACATCGTGCGCCTCAAAAAGCTGTTCGACAAGAACAAGGTGCCCAAGGCGGGGCGTTGCCTCGTGTTGTGCAGCGACCATGTCGCCGACCTGCTCGAAAACGACCAGAAGTTCTACAACCAGTATTATAACGCCGAGAGCGGAAAGATCAACAAGGTGCTGGGCTTTGAAATCTACGAGTATGACGACTGCCCGTACTACAACGCTACCACGCTGAAAAAGGTCGCATACGGTTCTGTTCCGGCGGATACGGACATGCAGGCGTCGATCGCTTTCTCGCCTACGCGCATGATGAAAGCCAACGGCAGCGTCAAGACCTACGCATCGGAGGCGAAGAACAACCCGACCACGCAGGAAAACCTTATCAGTTTCCGCACTTACTCGATCTGCCTGCCCCTCAAAAACGAGGCTATGGGCGCGATCGTGAGTGCCAAGGTGACCGCCAGCGCGGGCGACAACAAGTAATCCCAAAACTACCCGACAAATGAAAAAGGAGCTTAAATACTTGGTTATCCATTGCACCGCCACACCCCGAGGACGCGAGGTAACAGCCGACGAAATCCGGGCGTGGCACACGGCTCCCCAACCGCGAGGCAGAGGGTGGCGGCAAGTGGGATATACCGACCTTTTTCATTTGGACGGTAGTGTCGAGCGGCTTGTCGCTAACAACGAGGATGCGTGGGTTGATGATTGGGAGATCACGAACGGAGCCGCCGGATATAACGGCGTGTCGCGGCATATCGTGTATGCTGGCGGTTGTGAGAACAACAAGGCACTCACCCCGGCGGACACGCGCACCCCGCAGCAGCTCGAAGCCTTGAAGCGGTACGTGCTGGCGTTCCACGCCCGGCATCCCCGGGTGAAGATCGTCGGGCACCGCGACCTGCCGGGCGTGCATAAGGCGTGCCCCTCGTTCGACGTTCCCGCGTGGTTGAAATCTATCGGTATTGTGCAATGAGTACGGAGTTGTTGTTAGCGATTATCGGCATTACTGCGGCACCTGTCACCTCGTGGCTTGCCTCGAAACTCACGCGGCAGAAATACAATACCGAAATCGCAAGGCTGCGCGCCGAGGTTGCCGCTGCCCGTGCGGATGCCAACCGCAAGGAACTGGAGAACGTGCGTGTCGGAAACGAGATTATCATGCAGAACATCGTGCACCCTTTGGAGGTGCAGGTAAAACGACTGAATACGAATGTTTCAAGACTGGAAAAAGCCGTCGGCAAAATTTCTCTTTGCCCTCACGCTGCTGACTGCCCTGTTTCTCACGAGTTGCGCAAGCACAAAGAATGCGACGATCCGGAGCACGACGACAAGTAACCTCGAACATGCTGCCGATTACGGGGAGGAAACAGAAACGAGCAACACCGAAAGTTTGGAAGCGGTCGGCGATCGGCACGAACAGACCGATACCGAAACGACAACCGAGCTGACGAGCAACGAGGAGGTAACGACCACCGTGCGGGAGTACGACACGGACAAACCGACCGATCCCGTCACGGGGACGCCGCCGCTCAAACGGGAAACCACCCAAACGCGGCGCAAGACGGATGCGGGGCGGCAGACGCAGACCACCGGGCAGACGATCGACGAACACAGGGAACTATCCGGCGAATCAAGCAGCCGCGAAGCTGCCAAAACGGAATTACAGACAACCAGCGGGGAGAGTACGCATACCGACACGGACACCGAAACCCACGAACGGCGGGGGTTGAATCCCCTGCAACGTCTGCTCTGCACCCTCGGGGGGATTGCCGTCGCTGCGGGGGTCGTGTGGCTGGTGTGGAAACTTAAACGGCATTTATAAACCATTCAAACACCATTTGACTATGGCAAAAAAAGAAGATAAGGCGGAGAACCCGCAAAACAAGACCGGGGCACCTGTTCCGACCGGACAGGAACCCCCGCAGGACAACACCGGGGAGGGCATGACGGATCAGCCGCAGGCGGGAGGCAAGCAGCCGACCCCGGGCGGTGCTGCCGACAATGCAGAACCCGCAGCGAAAACCCCGACCAAAAAATCGGAGCCGAAAGTTTCGGACGCCGTGCAGAAGGTCGGCAAAGCCCTGCTCAAAAGCAACCCCGATATGTCGGTCGTGTACATGACGGCAGACGGTCGCGGGTTCTACGAGAAAAACGACGCGGACAACCATGCCCGCACGCTCAACAACAAGGCGGTAACGCCCGTAAAGAGATAGCCGAATGCAGAGTATCAAATTTGAACGCACCAACGGCAACATCCCCAAGACGGCGGCGGGACAGGATCACGTCAGCGGGTTCCTCGCCTACGTGACGGCTCTGCCGGAGGGGTTCTCGGAGGAGAACCGCATACAGGCGTGCTCCTCGATCGAGACCGCCGAGAAACTCGGCATCACCAGCGACGAGGGCGCGGCGTGGGAAATCCGGATGCTGCACTACCATTTGAGCGAAATTTACCGTCTCAACCCGGGCATCAGCCTGTATGTCGGTCTTTTCGCCAAGCCTACGGGCGGCACCTACACCTTTTCGGAGGTCAAGAGCCTGCAAAACTACGCGGGCGGCTCTCTGCGGCAGGTTGCGGTGTGGTGCGGGCACAAGGAGCTCGATGCGGGCGACCTCACGGCGTTGCAGGGCATCGCCACCTATTTGCAGGAATACGACCGTCCGCTCTCAATCGGTTACGCTCCGAAAGTCGCCTCCGTCACGTCGCTACCGTCGAGCCTTGCGGGAGCCGGGAAATGCAATGTCTCGGTCATCATCGGACAGGCAGGCAAGGGTGTCGGGGCGCAGTTGTACGCCGACAAGGGCAACACGGGGAAAGCCTCGGTTTCCGGGCTCGGCGTGTGGCTGGGCATCACCTCCAAAGCGGCGGTACACCAGTCGATCGCCTCGGTCGAGAAATTCCCGACGGGTATCGACCTGCCTGCGTTCGGCGACGGAACGCTGCTGCGCGACCTCGACACGGCGATCGTTGAGAACCTCGACGTCTCGCGTTACCTGTTTTTCGTGACTTACGACGGCTTTGCCGATTCGTATTTCAACGATTCGCACACAATGGACGATGCGGTGAGCGATTACGCCTATATCGAGAACGTCCGTACTATGGACAAGGCGGTTCGCGGCATCCGTAAAGCCCTGCTCCCGAAACTCGGCGGCGAGCTCTACGTGAACGCGGAGACCGGGCAACTCGCCTCCTACGAGGTGGAATACCTCACCGAGCTTGCGAACAAGCCGCTCGAGGACATGCAGAAAGCGGGCGAGTTGAGCGGCATGTTGGTAGAAATCGACCCCGATCAAGACGTGTTATCGACCTCCGAGCTGGAGTTCGTCATCAAGCAGGTAGGCGTCGGGGTATTGCGCAGGATCAGATGTAAAATCGGCTTTGCAAAAAAAGCATAAACCAATCGGCTGAATGGCAGAAGCAACGGATTTAATCCCTCTTATCAACGGTATCGAATACTCGTGGGGCGACATCACGGCGACCGTCGGGGGCGTGCCTGTCGTCGGAATTACGGCGATCGAGTACGGCGACGACCAAGTTGTCGAGAACCACTACGGGGCGGGGCGTTTCCCGGTCTCGTACTCCAAAGGCAGAGTAACCCCGAGCGCCAAGATCACCGTCGCAATGGGCGAGGTGATCGGCTGGCAGGCGAAAAGCCCGACCGGGCGGTTGCAAGACCTCGCACCGTTCCCTATCGTTGTGGCGTACATCCCCGAGGACGGGCAGATCGTAACCGACAAGATTATGAACTGCCGTTTCAAGAAGAACGCCCGCAACTGGAAAGAGGGGGACACGCGGCAGCTCGTCGATCTCGAGCTGGTGCCCTCGCATATCAAGTGGCACAACAAGTAACAGCAAGTTTAACCGGGGCGGGCGTGACTGCCTGCCCCTTTTTATCGAGTAATTTATGAACAAGAACAACAACACCGAGGAGATCAAGGACGCCAAAGGCGAAGTAGTCCGCACGCTCGTGTTCACGGACAAGGACGGGGTGAGAACCTACAAGGACAAGGACACCGGAGAGACTGTAAAGACGCTCAACATCTGCAACGGCGGTGTGTCGGACGAGCAGGTCAAGGTGTGGAAAGGCGAACACCGCAAGGTACACATGATCGAGGTCGAGGATGACGGCGACCTGTTTGTCGGTTATTTCCGCCGCCCGAGCATGGAAACCATGTCGGCGGTAAACCAACTGACCAAAAAGGACGAGGTGAAAAGTACCTCGGTCATGTTCGAGAACTGCTGGCTCGGCGGTGATCCGGTAATGAAAACCGACACGCTGGTACGCATGGCGGCTATTAAACAGCTCGGGGCGATGTTCGACCGTGTTGTGGGTACCTTAAAAAACGTGTAGAGGCGTACCAACTGAGCGATAACGACGGGGAGCAGTACATCGCCAAAGGGTGCGCCTTGATCCGGGCGAATTTCCACATAGACCCGCGCCAACTCTCCGAGGAGGAGTGGGCGCAGCGTTTCTCCGAGGCTGTATGGATCGAGGGGAGGCGACTGACCAACCTTGCCAAGATTTTAGCAAAATTATTCGAGACTCCAGAGAATGAGTGACTACGCTTTTAACTATTCGTTCAACATCACCGGAAACGCCTCCACCGCTGCGCAGCAGATTACGGGGGATGTTACCGCATTGAACAATACCGTAAAGCAGGCTACCGGGATATGGGACTCGTTTGCTGGCAAGGTTGTCGCGTTCAACCAGCTATCGCAGTTTGTCGAGGGGTTCTCGCGCACGGTGGACGAAACGCTCGCCCCGGGTGCCGCGCTCAACGCTTCGCTCGCCGACCTGTCGGCAATTTCGGGCGAGACGGGCGAAAGCCTCAAAACGATCGAGCGCTACGCGCGTGATGCGGCAAAGACGTTCGGCGGTTCGGCAGCGCAGAGCGTCGAATCGTACAAACTGCTGCTCTCGCAGCTCTCCCCGGAACTTGCCAAAACTCCGGACGCCCTCAAAGCTATGGGGGACAATATCGCCGTATTGAGCAAGACGATGGGCGGAGACGCGAAAGCTGCCGCCGAGGTGCTCACAACGGCGATGAACCAGTACGGGGTATCGCTTGCCGATCCTATGGAGGCGAGCCGCAAAATGGCGCAGATGATGAACGTCATGGCGGCGGCGGGGAGAGGCGGGTTCCGCCGAGCTGCCGACGATCAAAGTCGCGCTCGAGCAATGCGGTATGGCTGCAAAGGCGGCGGGCGTATCGTTCGAGGAGACGAATGCCGCGATACAGGTACTCGACAAAGCGGGCAAAAAGGGAGCCGAGGGCGGTGTCGCCCTGCGAAACGTCATGTCGATACTCGCCACCGGGCGCTTTCTGCCGAAAGACGTGCAGGAGGAGCTCACGGCGGCGGGTGTGGATATAAACGCACTCACGGACAAGTCGAAAACCCTCACGGAGCGGTTGCAGCCCCTCAAAACCGTGCTCGACGATACGGCTTTGTTTACGAAACTGTTCGGGCGTGAGAACAGCAACGCGGCAATGGCTCTGGTGCAGGGCATCGACGAGGTGAATCGTTACACGGACGTCATTTCCGGAACGAATACGGCATTCGAGCAGGCGGGGATCATCATGGAATCGTACAACGAGAAGAAAGCCCGGATACAAGCCCGGTTCGATGATTTCCGCATTTCGATATTCAACGCGACGGGAGATTTCGGCATTTGGGTCGAAACGGTCGCGGGTTCGCTCGTTCCGCTCTCGCAGCTTATGCCGCTTATTATGGGCGTCGGCAAGGCTATGACGCTGGTAAAGAGTATCAATTTCGCGGGTGTGTTCTCGTCTCTTTCGCGTGTGGTGACGGCAGCGCGTTACCAGTTGCTTTTCATGAACGCCGAACTCCGTACCGGGCAAATGGTATCTATCGGATTCCTCGGGAACATCACCCGGGCGACCGCCGCCGTCGTTCGTTTTGCAACGGTGGGGCTGCTCTCGGGTATAAAGGCTCTCGGGGCGTGGGTGCTCTCCCTTGTCACGGGCGGCACGGCGTCGGCGACGTTCGCGGGCATCGCTTCGGGAGCTTTTGCCACGTTCAAGGTCGCGGCGGTATCGGCGTGCCGGGCTGTGGGTATCGCTATTATGAACATCCCGATCATCGGCTGGATTGCCGCCGCAATCGCGGGACTTATCGCATTGGGCGTCTATTTTTGGAATACCTCGGCAAAGTTCCGTGCCGTGCTTAAAGGTCTCGGTGCCGCGTTTGTCGCCACGTTCAAGGGTATTTGGAATTTGGCAAAAAACGTGTTCGGGTCTATCGGCGACCTTATCAAAGCGGCGTTTTCGCTCGACGGTAAAGGGATCAAGGAGGCGATCAATCGGCTGAAAGGCGGGTTCTCGGAGTTCGGCAGCAGCGTCGGCAAGGCATTCAATGACGCTTACGAGGGTGAAATGGCACGCAGCAAGGCGGAGCAGGAAGCCAAGAAGAAAGCGGAGGCGGGCGACACGGACGATCCAGTCGTCGTCGCTCCGGATTCGGGCGGTGGGGCTATTTCGACAGGATTGGCGGGCATCGGCGGCAGTCCGGACAAGGCGGATAAAATCAAAAACATCAACGTCACGATCGAGAAGGTGATCGACAAGTTCGAGATACACACGACCAACATGCACGAGGACATCGGCAAGGTAAAGGAAATGGTCGCGGAGGCTCTGACCGGGGCGGTGAACGACGTAAACTATGCAATGTAATGAGCGGATTGTCCCCTATAAGTTTTGAGTTCGTGGCGGCGGGTGTCGCCCGTCGCGCTCGTGTTGCCCTTGCGCACCTTGTCCCCTCGCAGGTAAACAAGGAGGTTCCCTCGTGGAAAGGACACGACGGAACAATCGAGGGGGCAGAGGTCGCAACGCCGATCACCGACCGGACGTTTTGGGAGAGCCGTTACGTGCTCACGGAGCTGATCTTGTGCAAGGAAAACGGCGAAACGCTGGTCGTGAATGATGCGGTCGTCACCGTCACGCAGGAGAAACACATCGTCCGCACGACGCTCGTCGGTCTGAACGGTACGATCAAGGAGTACATCTGCAACGGCGACTATGACATCAGCATAAGTGTCGGTATTGTCGCAGTGGATTCCAACGGGCAGATCGTGGACGAATACCCGAAGGAGGGCATCCGCAAGATACGGGAGTTCTTGGACGAAAACAAGGCGGTCGATGTGACGAGCGTGTTCCTATCGATCTTCGGCATCGGGCGTATGGTCGTCACGCGGTTTTCACTCAAACAGGAAACGGCGTCGAATCGTCAGACGATCGAGGTGCGGGCACTCTCGGACGAGGATTATGTAATCAAGAGTACCGAATATTAAACGGCATTTGAAAAGCGGTTAAATAATGTTTAGGCTAACGGCAAAAATAGAGATCAGAAGCGCGAAAACGTGGGTTTTCGATAAGGTCGCTTCGGTGGAGATCACCCGCGACATCGAGACGCTCACGGACACGTGCGTTTTGCAGTTGCCTAAAAAAGTGAAATGGCAGGGTGAAAGTACGCTTCCGATCAAGCGCGGCGATGAGGTGACGGTATGGCTGGGGTACGACGGCGACCTGCAATTCGCTTTCCGAGGTTTCATAACGACTCTCGGGCTGAAAACCCCGACGACGATCACCTGCGAGGATTACATGTTCCGTCTCAAACAGCGAGAGGCGAAGAAGCTCACGTACAAGGACGCCACGATCGGGCAAATCCTCAAAGATCAAAAACTCGGCATCGGGTACAAGGTTTTCGGGGAGCAGTCGATCGGGCAGTACCGCGTTACGGCTGACACGTTGAGCGCACTTTTGGGACAGTTGAAAGATCACGCTGGGGTGCGGTCGTTTATCCGCATCGAGGACGACGAACCTGTGTTGTACTCGGGTGTGCTGTTCGAACGGGGCAAGAGTCCTAAACAGGTCTTTGCGACGGGTCTGAACCTTATCGACGACACGCAGCTCAAAGTACAGAATGCCGCCGACGTGAAAATCAAGGTCAAGGCGGTTTCGCTTATGCCGAACAACAAGAAAATCCGGGTCGAGGTGGGCGACACGGACGGGGAAACCCGGACGCTGCACACCTACAACAAGCAGGAGGCGGAGTTAAAGGCATGGGCGAAACAGGAACTCGAACGGCTGAAACGTGACGGTCTCGTAGGGTCGTTTACGACGTTTGGCGCGGAGCTGGTCGATAAGCTCGACAACGTGGGTATCAAGATCGACGGCGAGCGCAAAGGCGTCTATCAAGTACAGAAAAACGTAATAAAATACTCCCCGAGCGGTTTCCGACAGGAAATCACCCTCGGGGCGAGAGTGGCAGAATGACGATACAGGAAGCAATCCGGAAAATGGCGGCGGCAGGCACAGAACCGTACTGCAAGGTCTGCACGGTCGATGCGGTGGACGAGGACGCCCGCACGGTGGACTGCACCCCGCTCGACGAGGGTGCGCCGCTCGTGGGCGTGAACCTGCAAGCCAACCAAGAGTGCGGGGAGGGCGTCGTGCTGTTTCCTGCGGTCGGCAGCTACGTCGTCGTGTCGTTTCTCGGGGCATCGGTGGCGGTGGTCGTCCTTGCGGAGAAAGTCGATAAAATCGACCTCAAAATCGGAGACACCTCGGCGGAGATAATGGACGGGCAGGTCGATATTGCCGTCCGAGACACGACGGCAAAGATCAGTCCCGAGGGGGTTGTCATCAACGGCGGCGGTTTGGGCGGCATGGTAAAGATCGAGCAGCTCACGCAGAAGCTCAACGAGTTTATCTCGGCGTTCAACAGCCACACGCACGAGATTCCGACGGGTGTCGTTGCGGTGGCGGGCAGCGCAACGGCGCAGTCAAACCCCGCTCCGGTCATGGTTCCGGCAATCACGAGCCAACACCCGAGCGTCGCGGTATCGGACTACGAGGATGAAAAAGTGAAACATTGATCGAATGGTTGGAATGTTAATAGACCCGGACACGGGCGATTTGCAGGTCAAGGACGGCGCGCTGGCACTCGGTGACAATACCGAACAGGTTGCCGAATGCGTGCTTTTGGCAGCCCGGGGCGAGTTGAAAGAACACCCGCTCGTGGGTGCCGAGATTACCAAACTGGCAAACGGCAATGGCGATCCGCTTTGGAGCAACAACGCGAAACAGATGCTCCAAACGTGCGGGGTTCCGGTTTCGCGCGTTTCGATCGACGACAACCGCATAACGATAGAGTAATGAACAAGATAAAACCCCTCGACAGACAGAGCCTTATCGACGTCGCGCTGCAAACGAGCGGCAGCGTGGAAGGTGCCCTCGGCATGTCGATCAAAAACGACATCCCGGTATCGGGCGAGCTTGCCCCGGACGTGGAGCTCGAGACCGCCCCGGTGGTCGATAAACTGGTTCTCGGGCGTTACGAGGCGCGGGGCGTCCGCCCGGCGACCGACATTTCGGCGGAGGACTTGGCGTGTGTGCCCTACGGGGGTATCGGTTTTATGGGAATTGAAATTGATTTTATAGTGAGCTAATGGCGAGGACTATTGCAGAGATAAAAGACGGCATCGCCGGGGATTTCATGCGCAACGAGGACGTGGCGCGTGCCTACGGCTTCGAGGCTGGCGACAGCTTTACGGCGCATTTCAGCAAGGCGTCGGTGGAAAGCGTGTTGTTCTACATTTTCGCCTGCGCCGCGTGGATCGTGGAGAGCCTTTTCGACGAGCACAGGCGGGAGGTGAACTCGTGTATCGAGGAGATTTTGCCGCACCGCCCCAAATGGTATCGTGACAAAGTGCTGGCCTTTATGAAAGATAAAATCCTCGTGGCTGATACGGACTATTACGACACGGCGGGCATGAGCGATGCCGACATAGAGGCGGCGCGTGTGGTGAAATATGCGGCGGCCACCGAAAGCAGCGACGCTTCGCTGTTGACGATCAAGGTTGCCGGAGAAAACGGCGGGGTACGTCAGAGGTTGGACGGGGAGACCGAAACGCAGCTCGCGGCATATATCGCCGAGTTCAAGGACGCGGGGGTGCGCATCAACTTGGTAAATATCGACGCCGACACGTTCAACTGCGAGGTCGATATTTATTACGATCCGATGCTGTTGCCCGAGGAGGTCGAGGGCGCGTGCCGGGAGACGGTGCGGGCATATATCGAGGACCTCCCGTTCAACGGCGAATATACGAACATGGCACTCGTGGATGAGTTGCAGAAAGTCGAGGGGGTGAAGATCGTCGAGTTCCGGGGCGCGACGACCTCGGCGAACGGGGAAACGGCAGTCGTTCCGATCAACGCCCGGCATGTTCCCGTCGCGGGCTATTTCAAGGCGGGGACGATAACGATAAACAGGTACGTGTATGAGTAAGTACGAGGTAAATATCAAGCGTTTCGCGTTGCTCCTGCTGCCGACGTTCTGGCGCAAACCGCTCCTTGCGACGCTCGCCTATGCAATGGTCTCGCCGCTGGGGTACCTGCATACCCGTTTCGTGCTGTTCCGCCGCGATACCGTTTACCGCCTTACCCACAACGGGCAGGTGTGCTACCTACGGGCGGTATTGAATGACCAGTTCGACCCGATCGAGCGGCGTATCACGATCACGGAGGAGGCAGCGAGCGCGGGTGTTTTGATGCTTCACAAGCGAGAGGAGGAGCAGGCCTTCCTGCTGCCGACCCGCGACACGGGCAGGGCTTTTATTATCAACCGCCGGGGCTTCGGCGGGATCAACGGATTCGATTTTTGGGTGAACATCCCGATTTCGCTATACGACACGGTGGACGCCTCCCGCCTGCGGGCTATTGTCGGCACGTACAAACTGGCGTCGAAACGGTTTTCGATAAACTACATTTGAGAATGAAACAGACGGTAGGACGATTCCTTTTGCAACCGAACAAGAATTTCCCGGTCGATTGCGAGACGCTGGACGCCTTGCAGACCAACATCGCGCTCTTGCAAGTACTCGGCAACCTTGCCGGAGACAAGACTATTTTGCTGGGCTGCGAGGAGGAGCAGAACGGCACGCGCCGCAAGGCGGGTTATGTTTTTCTGAAAACAAAGGACTTTCCAGAGGGTGAGGTCATTTACTGGGAGGGCGGCTCCATTTCGGGCGGTATGTGCCTCAAACAAGCCGCGATCCCGGTACAGGCCCAGGGGTACGAATATCCGCAGGCCTACGTCGAGCGGTCGCTGGCTCCGGGCGTCGGCGAGGAGAACTACAAATGGGCGGACTTCCGCGAGGCGCAGTCGCTGCCCGAGCTCGAAGCGCAGATCGTGGCGTTGCAGACCGCCCTGGCCAAGATTCAACGCACGCCGCTGGGCATGGTCGAAATCTGGGCAGGATCCCGCATTCCCGACGGCTACGCCCTTTGCGAAGGGCAGCAGCTCAAGCAGTCGGAGTACCCCGAACTCTACAAGGCCATCGGCAGCACCTACAACAACGCCTACGACTGCAACGGCCGGAAACTCTCGACCACGAGCGGCTATTTCCGCCTGCCCGACCTGCGCGGCCGCTTCGTGGTGGGTTACAACGTCAGCGATGCCGACTACGGCAGCTACGGCAAGGTGGGCGGCGAGAAGAAACACACGCTCACCGTCGATGAGATACCTTCGCACGCACACGGGGAGAATCTTTGGACCGGAGGTAACGGCAGCTGGCGCAGGCGCGGGCGGCAACCCTCTCCTCGGTCTTAT